GCAGAATATTCCGTCAACCCAGTATCGGCAACTGGGATGAACCCTTGGCTCGCATACATAATAATTTAAAACTGTTTAAGATCTAAGTTGCGGGGTATTAGTTCGTCGAGCTGCCGTCGCCAAACAGCAGCCACTTTGACTTATTGCTTATATTGAGCAGACCAACTTTCATCAGTGTTGTCGGTGAATGTCACTGATAGATCGGATCTAGCACTGGGTGCGACATAAAACTCAAATTCAGGATTTTCACTGATGCTGATGTCTAAATCAGCAGTGACGACCGTGACACCGCCGTGGCTAACTGTCATACTGCGTACATAGTGCGCAGGTGCGTAATCGCGTGTTAATTGATCCATGGCCAAACCCGAATCGTTGGGATGACGTATCTGTGCTTGTAGTAGTGCTGGGCGACCAGGTCTAGCACTGAGTTCATATAGTTTGATACTGCCAATACCCTTGGCCGCCGCACGGCTAACCGGGGCCGAACAGCCACCCGATGCTTTGATAAATCTCACTGCTTGATGATAACTGCCGTCATTGACACGAGCCACGGCTCTAATCAGTGTATACTCGTTGATTCTCACACGAGTCTCGATGTCGGCTTGACCAGATTCTCCAGTGAAACTGAAATGTGCGGCCACAGGACTGGGATTTTGATCTATGATCAACCAAATATCAGTGATGTAACGTTGTTCAGACTGCGGAAACATCGCGTGAATACTGATGGGCACTATGGCAGCATCTTCGGCACGACTGGCAGCAGTCAATGTGACAGTGCTGGCATCTTCTTCGATGACGACCCCGGGAAATACGGCCTGTGATATCCGCTGCCAACTGTCAGGATTCACTGCGCCAGCAGTCAAGGACAAGGTCAATGCGGTTAATATCAGTAATAGTGTTTTCATGTGTATACTTATGCTCCTTTTTTACAACGTGGTCCATGCCAGCGTGTGTACATGGACTGGTTTATGTTTGCACTTGTCGCCGTGATACGCATTATATCTTGCTTTACTGGCTTGAACATGACAGTAGGGACACTGTTTTTTAGGTTGTTGTGTATAGTGTGTGCCTTCTTCTATTTGTTTTGCTACTGTGGCACTTATTGCTTCTCCTTGCTCTTTACTTTTTTTGACCCCTTTACATCCTTTTGAAATAGAATCTTTTTGTGATTGGGGCATGAGACCGCGAGGATTTTCTTTGAAATACTTAAGTGAGCCAGCACTTATATTAGCCTTTTGCTGTGAACTGCGTTTTTGCCCGCGAGTTTTTACAGTGACTACATTGGGATCTCGATTAGAATTTTTTTCGCATATGTCACCATGATATTGTTTGTAGTTTGATGGCGTAAACTGTCTTTGGCAATGCGGACATGTTTTTTTGTTTGCGTCTCGTTTTCTAGCAGCATTTCCAATATTTTCTAATACTTCAGACCTGTCTTCTTTTTTTCCTTTGTTAGGAGCAGCTCTACCTTTCATCTTAATAGAGTGTGATACCGAAAATTCTTCTTTTAACTTGGCATATAGTCTGCCAGTAACACGATGTCTGTTTCCATTTTCATCTTCCATATTTACCATACGCCATGCGGCAGCAATAAGCCCATAGTTTTCGCCAGGTGGCAACATTTTCCTTAGTAGTAAATGACATACTAAATGCTCATGAGCAGTTAACTCTATTAGATTCGATGACTCATCATCACCACCTATACATCTTGGTATAATATGATGCGTTTCTGAATATCCATCCCAATATCTTATCTTGGCATTATTAATAATGGCATAATAGGTTTTTGTATATTTGTTGTTTAAAAATTTATTATTCATATTTTTATTTAGCAAAACTTTACATTCACTTAATAAGTTTGAATTATATTTAAACAAAAAGCCAACAAAAAAGCGCCTTGCGGCGCTTTCTTGCTTCCCATCCCTGAGAATTTTTGTAACAAAATACTGTACGTAAGTCTTTGATTTTTCTAGGAAAAGCTCAAATTTTGTACGGCAATTTCACCAACGTAGTCGGCGGCATTTCCAAAACTGCTGGCGGTGTTAGTCAATTCAACAAACCCGTAGCGAGTCATAAATGAAACCACTGGTTCGAAGGTACTTGGATCCAATACAACACCACTACTCATTAAAGGAATATATGGGCAGTAGAACGCAGCAGCATCAGCTTCACTAGAACCTTTGTAACCAACCAACACTGACTGTGTGTCAGGAGCATAGCTGTTTACAAACACGCGCATCGAGCCATTTAATGTACCAACAAATTTAGTGTTTGTAGGTGCTTCAAATGTGCCTTCTGTGGTGCGAGCAAATGCTGATGTTGTCGCTGACTGTAATACTGTCAATGCTGCTGAACTTACAACAGCCCAGTTACCTGCGCCACGACGTGTACGCTGTGCGATCAAGTTAGCAACACGATTGATAAGAACAGCTAGAGCAGCGTGTTCGTCACCAACGAATGTAGCAGTACCTGAAACGGTAGCTTGGTTGTATGTGTACTCAGTGGCAGCTAAACTACTTAGACTTAATAAGATCTCTTGGTCGATTTCAGCTGTGATTTCCTGTGCTAGTGCAGCCATGATTTCTGCTTCAACGTCGATACCATGCATAGCCTGCGCATCTTGTGCACTTTCAAATGTCCAACGAGCTTGTAACTTACGTGTCTTAGCTTCAACAGCTTGCTTTAAGATCTGGATGGAGATCTGCTTACCGCCTGTGCCTTCCATTGTAGCTGTATTGTTACCGGTATAACCAGTAGCAGTAGTAGTACCCTGGGGAACAGTTGAATATGCTGTGGCGATGGTAAATGGGCTTAACGCTTCTTGACCAGCTGTTACACTTGTAGCTGCTTGACTGTTGTCAGTTAAACTCTGTGCATAACGTACACGTAATGTATGGATCTGACTGACAGGACCAGTCATTGGCTGTACGCCCACTAATTCGTTGGCGATAACGGTTGGCATCACACGACGGATCACTGGAAGAATTACACGATTAAGTGTGGCAATGTTACCTGAAGCTGTACTACCTGAAGTAGCGTTCTCTTTCAAATACTTGCGTGTGTTTTCTAGGATTACACTCATCGAGTTGCGTTTAGCGCCATTTAAGCCTTCTAGTAACGCACCTTTGGTTTCACCCCAACGGCTTTCTAATAAATCTTGTGACATTTAAGTCTCCTTTGTCTTTTTTTTACAGCCCTGCCAAACGCTTTAAGTCAATAACGTTGCTAGTTGTGTCGTCAACGCTATCGTGCTCTTGGCCACGGGCAGATTTATCGCCAGTTACAGTGGTCAATGATTCAGTAATCACTTTTGGTGTTTTTGCTGAACGATTTTCCAATACAGCTGGTAGATACTTTTCAAAAGCGGCCTTTAACCTCGGGGTCTGGACGCTTTCCAATAAATTGCGCATAATCTCTGCTTTTTCTTCGTTTAGAGGACTTAATAGCTCATCTAATGTACTGCTGCGAAGATTGCTTTCTTTGACTATACGTAACTCACGTTCTTTTGATTCAACCAAAACTTTTGCCTTTTGGGTGAATCGGATGGCCTCGGCCAGTTTAAGATCTTTTTGACTGATGACATCATGCAGCTTGCGAACTTCTGCTTTCTCATTGAGATGAGTAGCTCCAAATTCTGCTGAGTATGCTTCAAAAATCCTGCGACCAAAATTGTTCTCACGAGCAATCTGTATGTCTTCTTTTAACTGACCAAGTTCGGCCTTGAGATGATGGCTAACAGCACGAGTCATCTTGGCTGCGGATTCTTTTACAAATCTCTGCTTTAATGACTGTAGTTTTCTACGAGCTTCTGCTACTAAACGTACACGGGCTTCCACCACTTCACGTTTGTCTTGAGCAAATTCTCTGATCTCTTGTGCTAACGCATGAACGATAAAGCCCTGTAATTTCTCTAGGCCTTCATTGTGCGTTTTTCTGTCACGACGTAGTTCGCCGAGTTCTTCTGCCAATTTACTGACCAAAAATCCATTGAACTTTTGGGCACTTTCTTTCATTGTAGTTTGGAACTTGACGCGATCTTGGGCTAAGGCTTTTTTCTCAGCTCTCACACCGTTGACTTCTGCGACGAGACTTTCTGTTACCATGCGATCTAAGGCTTCCACCATCACTTGTCGATCATGTTGATAACGCTGCGCGAACTCTTCACGGAGTTCTGCACGAGCCTGCTCACGAGCTTCAACTAACTTGGCTTCCCAAGCTTCATTGATCTCTTGACGAGTTTCCTCGTTGATCAGTTCGCTATCTAGTAACGGTTTTAGACTATCTAACATAGTAATTCCCTTATATCTAAACTATACTTTACAGTACAGCATTTCCTGCCTTACGGCAGATACTTTGGCAGCTGATCACTCAACCGCTAAAATTCTCAACATTAAAGTTTTAATCCTTTAATTAAACGTAGTACTTCGTTTGAAACTGCTCGCTGTGCTCGACTGGTCTTGGCCGGATCCTTAAACATTTCCAGTAGCTTTTGACCACCGCGATGATTTAATAATCCTTCGTAGATCGCTGTAGGATAGGCATTTGGCGCCGAAGGTTGGGCTACTATATCCACAGTGACGATTTCAAAATCACTGACGTGTCCATTGTGATCATTGACATTGCCTGATCCACGACTACTTACACCCAATTTTACACCTGAATCCAACATGGTTTTTACTAATGATCCCATCGGTGTGGGCAATATCTTTAGTTTACCATAGCCACAAGCATCATCCATCCACATGTTTTCTATCATGTGACTGACACGATCGAGATTGATCTTGAGATCGTCGGGATGATCTACTTCACCTAATACACTATGACCGGTTTTAATCTGCTCATTGATAGTGTCAACAGCTTTGGCGATTTCATGTACTGGATATACTCGTTCGTTGGCGTTTCTTACCCCGCCTTCTATGCATATTCCCTTCATGTAAAGCGTTTTACCTGATCCATCGGCAGCTTCCTCAGACTCCAATACTACACGAGCCTGAGTAAAGCTGAGATGTTCTTTAAGATAGGTATTGCGAGCCATGTCTATCTATTATGCCTTAGGGAAAGGAGTTCTAGTATTAACACCAGCGGCTTGAGCAGTCACAGGCTTAGGCGTAGGTTCCATCTTGGCACCGTAGCCATCTTTAGCAGGTACGTTCTTAAACTTTCCAGCTCCGGGCAAATCGCCACGGCCTTGATCAGCATAGCTAGTTGGTGCTTTATAAGCGGCTGTGCCATCGGGATTGGCTTCACTGGCTGTATTTTTTACTGGACGACCCTGCATGCCAGCTGCGCCACTGTTAAATCTCGTTGGGCTCTTAGGATTAGCACCGTTGTCGCCGTGCTTAACTGGGGCAACTTTGTCTAATGCTATGTTCTCGCTCATAGGCTGTGATTCATCATGGAATTCACTTGTGTCGTCATCCATGTAAGCATCGCCGCCAACTTCATCACTGTTGGGTTCCATCTCATCATGCTCATGGCCATGATCACCCATCAACATCTCAAATTCAGCCATTAATTCATCTAATTTGTCTTCGAGATCAACTACACGGTCTTCGATGTCATGCTCAATTTTATTGCCTTCATCGTGGTCGTGTTCGAGGTCATGTGTTTCGTCTTCGCCAGCTTCTTCGGCTTCGTCGTCGAATTCTACGTCTTCTTCCTCGTCTTCGTACATGCCTTCTTCTTCTGTTTCTACTTCACGCATTAAATCTTGGCTGGCATCTCCGGAAGTGTGATCCATGCCTTCTTCGATGTCTTCATCGCACTCGCAAGGATTAGCGTGACAATGTTCACACTCTTCTTCGTTCATTAAAGTTTCATAGATTTCGCGTGACTTTTCCACTACGATATCGTGGAAAAGAGCTTTGGCTTTATCTTCTTCATCGTTGATTACATATTCAATCAACTGTTCAAATTTTGACGTCATTTAATTCTCCTTTAGAATGGCTCGTACAATATTTAAGGAGGAATTAGAAAAAGACGTATATTAAGGGGAGATACTACCAACTTTTGTGTAAAAGATATTACATATTATGTAAAAAGTATTACATAGGTTCTGCCGCAGGGGCATATTGAAGTCTTAATAATTTTAATTTGGCTTTGAATTCTGCTTTGCGCAGATCATTCATTTTTCTCAGCTTGTTGATCTGTGCCAACGTAAGGCGAGTTTTACGCAGTTGACCCATCTGAGGTTGGGTGTTGTCGTCATTGACGTTTTGATAAGCACTGGGATCACGCTGATAAAGTTCGTTTAATATCATAGTCTCGTATTTATAACTAGGAGAAAATTATAAACTAGCAGCATTATTAGCAGCGGGCATACCTGGAGTCGGGGTTACAGCAGGCTGTGGCCCGGCCCCAGTGTCAACATCACCCATGCCTAGACCACTGTCAGCCATTTCATCGCCTGTGGCTAAGTCAGCACTTAAGCCTGCGGGAGTGATACCAATGTTGCGCAAGTCAGCACCTTGTGCTGTGGCAACCTCGGGATTATCACGCTCTTCGCGCCACATTTCTTCATTTTCACGTATTTCAGCTTCACTTAGGCCTAGGAAACGTTTCATAGCGAAACGTTTGCTCATGTAAGGCAGTGGCTCTACATTAGAAAAATTAGTGATACGCGCAGTGTCTAACTCACTTTGACGATAGCTAGCAAAATTCTGTGGCTCAGTTAAGGTAATATTGAATAAGCCATTGTCAATATTAAACCCGCGCCACTTCATAAACATCTTAAACTCATCATCTAACTTCTGCATGATCAGTCTTTGTAGTCGTTCACAGTATTTGTTAAAGCGGAATTCTTGTATCAACGCTGTGCCCACACGCCCATCATTCATTGGCTGACTACTGTCGTCTGGGCCAGTGGGTAAATAGCTACTGGGCACTCGTAGGCCGCGAGCCATTTTATTATTGAAGTACTTTAAGTCATCGATTTCGCCTAAGTTTGAATTTTTGGTAAACACACCGGCACTTAACGCAAACGTATGATAGCCATGATAAATTTCATCACCGTCGATAGTTAAAGTACCAACATCCATTGGCTCATCTAAGTATTCAATTTTAGCAATTCGATGGTTGTGAACGCTTTCTTTTTTACGGAAATCAGACCAGCTAGTATAGCCATACTGTTTAACCATACTAGTCAGTCCTGTTGCTGTAAATCCTTTGTCTATACTCCAATTGCGAACTTTTTTATCTTTGTTTAATATTGCCAATTCATTAACGATGTTGATATTTTTATTCAGTTCATCGATAATATCATTAACAGTTATTTCGTGCGTAGTTTTGTCTTTAACCATATCGATCACACGCTTAAGCATACTGTGAGAATATGACACTGATTGCAATTCTTTCATATTGCTACGACGTTTTTCGTTGTTTTTCCAATCTTTTAGGTTACGGCCAGATACAAATTTACTACGTTCTTCTCTTAGCTCACTAGTCCAACCAGCTTTTTGTTGTTCACATACCCATTGACGATATTCTTCATCTTTGGCCATTTTTTCTAGTTTTGTTTTGTTTGCTATTTTAAATGCAGCTCTACTGTTAGCGGCCCGGATTGCCTTTGAATCATCATCTAATGATTCAAAGTACTTTTTAGTCCAACTGCCTTATTCTCATTTAATTCTACTAGTTCTTCTTCTGTTAATGAACTATACCAATTTGTAAATCTTTCACCAACAGTTTTACAATATTTTTCATATTCTGCTAGATTATTATCTTTAAGATTTTGTAATCTACGTTTTGCGGCTAGTGTACCCAACTGTTGAGATTCTTTAGAAAATCCATGATGTTGATGTAGTTTTTGATGGTCGTGCCATGCCATCCAGCATAAATTTTCCGGGCTGTTATCATGCCTGTTAAAATTTACATGATGTCTGACATCATATTTGCCATCACTGTATTCTTCGTTAAATATTTTATATTTTACTAACGTATCTTTAAACTCATCTGCTACCATTCGATGAGTATATTTCCATTGTTTACTACTATTATCAAAGTATTCTTCATATCCATCGAGTTTAGTGTCACAAACTTCTTTTTTACGATATAATGGAATTAAACTATCACCAACTGTCAGTTCATCAGCACGTTTGAATTCTACATCATACTGGGGAAATTTATGATCTGGTGTACATATAATAGATTCACCATTGTCTAAAGTAATCTTTAAAACTTGTGCTTGCCGTTGCGTCATGCCAGCCCAAGATACTAATCCTGGTACAACTTTGCCTGTTATAGGTTCACAACTATAAACCCAAAGCGTTTTACCTTCTGCTAATTCATCAGATACTTGTGCTATAGTAAGTTCTCTACCATCTAACAATGACACACTAGTGTCCATACTAAAACATCCACCTGGCAGTACTTCAACTGATGATCCGCGACCCTCTGAGTTATGTACAAATATACCAGAACTTAGAGCAAAGTTATGATTATTATTAATAGATTCAACGGTAATATCACCTGTATCTATAGTTTCGCTAAGCCATGTTACACTAACTATTTTGTGATTATAAGAATATGTTTCTTTGAATTTTTCCCAAGATTCGTAGCCTAAAATATTAACGAGTTTTTTTAATGTACTGTCAGTTGGTGCTATTCCCGCAGTTTTATTTTTATCACGTTTAATATTAGGATTGGCAATCTTAAATTCATTTTGAAATTTAGAATCAACACGCAGTATTTTGGTCATTTTTGTAATACTATTATGCCCTTCGTTATAAAGTTCAACCATTCTTTCTGCCATGCTAGTACTGTAATGAATGGTTTTGGCAGTATAAACTTTTACTCGTGTTTTAGCTAAGGAAGCAAGTACTTTTTTCGATGATTCTGCCCGAGCCCATGTTACTGCTCCGTTAATTTTGCCGCGAGCGCGCATCATTTCTTTATCTTCTATAGTAGCATTGGCATGATAGCTATGAATGCCATCGATAAGTTTTGCTCTTTTTTCAGGATCATTCCATGCCATAGATAAATGGTATGTACCAAGTTCACTGTGTAATCTACGATGCGCACTAGTTTCCATCTCAACAAGATTTGTTGGATTGTTGTTACGACTATTCAAATCAATGTGGTGTATTTCCGAATCTTTGCCCGGGGTTTTCTTAGGGCACACCATCGTATGTACCCATTTTGATTTTCCCGTGTTAGGAGAAATATATTTTAGATATTTGGCAGCACCTTGATGTTTACCTGTTTTACCGTCAAGCAAATACAGAGGCATCACACTACTACCTTCAGTTAAATGCTGTGCTTCGACCTCAGATCCATCACGCATAATAAATCTATGATCAGGCGTACAAACAACTTTTTCACCGTTGTCAAGCAATACTGACAATACTTGAGTATTACGTCTAGTAACGTCTGCCCAAACTATTTTACCTGGTTCAATCTCTAAAGTGGTTTGATTTACTGTGTAAACAAAGTTTTCTTTTCCTTGTTTGTATTCTTCAATTAAATTCGCTAAAGTTACGTCACGATTATCGAGTAATTTAATACTTGTGTCTAATGAAAGACAAGTTTGTGGGAAGAAATAATCTTCGTTTATACTCAATGGGTTATAACTAGCATCCATCATGTTTTGTCCACCGCCGCCCCATGTGGGGATACGTCGTTGATGCATTTCATTTTTAACACGTTCCACAAACTGCATGGCCAAGTGACTGGGCATATTGCCTACGTCAATTTTGAATAATCTGCGTTCCGGAGCACGTTGTACACGATAAATTAGTACACTGTCTTCCAACAATTCTTTTTGTTTATAGACTTTATAAATGTTTTCTAATATGCTTTGCCCAAAAGGCCAGAAATAGTCTAAGCCTTCATTTAAACTGAGGTGTACAACGTGTTTAGCATCAAGGCAACTTTCATTCATAGCCTGAGTAAATCTACTATTGCCCACACCGCCTCCAGCTCCACCACCTGCGCCACCATTTGGAGCATTATAATTATTGCCAGTAGTCACGCTGCCAGTACTGCGACTGACATAGTAGTCACTGGTAGTTTTAGCTGCCATTGACATGTTTTGGAAGTTAGGGTTTATGTCACGGATGATGTACTGTTCTGGACGTTTGCCTTCGCTTTCATTAACAATAATACGTGCCACTTTAATCATGTCTACCCAGTACATCTGGAATGTTTCTGGATCACGCACAAATACTTGGTCGCCATACTTAATGGTATTGCGGAATAGCTTAAAGATTCGCTGATCTAGTTTGTTTAGTTTGACCCACTGCTGCAGCTGTTTGTTGATGATGTCAACTTCGTGGTCAGTGGGTGTGTCAACAAATTTAATATCAAAAGGAGTACCGTTTTCACTGTTAGTCTGTGTACTAAATTCAGCGATGATGTCTAAGCAAGCATTGACCTCACTGTCACAGTCCATATTTTCATATTGATTGTAACGTTCTAATCTGTTGGGGTGTCCGGAGTAAACCTCAGGCAAACGTGAGGCATAGTTTCTAAAAGCAAATTCATTGCCTGTACCCGATTCCCACTCGCTGCCAGGTCTGTTGTAGCCCGGCAATCCATAGTTATTTTTACCTGATATTGGACTTAACTGCCCAAGTTGATTTACATCTGCCACACGGAAATACTTGCGCCAGCCGCCGTTCCTGCCGTTACGTCCATTGTCATTTGCCATAGTTGTATATTTATACTTTTAGCTTTGTCGCTGTAATATCTTGCGGCTGATGTCCGTTTGACTGGTCATAGTGCGTATCAGCGTGTCTAGTTTGTCAATCTGTATGGATAATAAAGCAGTCTGTTCTTGCCCATGTTGGTTAACATATTGTGGCTGTGCGGTCTGTGATTCCCTGGCTGCCGATTCAGAAAAAGCTGGCTGTGGCATCGTGCCAAAATCCGGAGACTTTATCACCGCGTTAACTAAATTCTGCATTTGACTCTGTATCGTTTCCAACTGATTATTTGCAGGCAATCCGCCCATTATCTGTACAGGTATACTGCGCCCATCGGGAAGAGGCACTACTGCCTCAGTACCATGCAATAATGCCGCAAATCCAGAGGTTGGGCCACTTAGTATATCGCCAAATCTAGCCCCAGGTAGATTCATTGAAATTGTTTCGCGTTTTCCAGTTAATGGATTGACTGATTCCATAGTATCTGGGAAATCTCCGGGCCGTTCTTCTCTTACAGTAGTTGAACTGGTTTTTTTTGGTGCCGATAACGAAGCGGACGAAACAGGCGCAGGCGGGACAGGAGCCGGCGCTGCTGTGGGCACTGATGTGGGCACCGGAGCCGCTGGGGTTGCTTTTACAGGAGAGGCCGCCGGAGTTGTTGGCCCCGCAGCAGCTACTTTTCCAACAGTACCCCCTTCGATTTGATTTTGAACATCTCGGAATTTTTTCTGTTCTGCTTCTGTTAAATCTACGTATCGTTTGTTTAATGCCAAACCAGATTTAGCTGCTAAAACGTTAGCATAGTTAGTGGGATCATTTTCACTAGCAGGTGCCCATCTTGCAATAGCTTTTTGTAAATTTAAATTAGCGTAATTTTTGCTTTTTAACAGCGCATCTTGCGCACGTTCACCCATTTCCATAGTAGGAAATACAGCGAATCTGCCGTTGTAACCAACTGCTCCCATTGATACAGCAAATGAGCCATATTCAATATTACCCGGATTATTGTTGCGCCAGTTTAAACTGCCGCCCGTTCTAGTTTCTGATACTTGTCCTTGCGCATTTTTAATCTGTACAGTTGCGCTTGCTGCTCCCGGACGTCCTACACTAGCAGCAGGCGTAGTAGTAGGACCAAAGCCTAATGCTTTAGATATTGAATTAACTACTGTTGTACCCAAAGGTTCTAATGCTGTAGCAGCAGCTTCGGCAGCACTGGCTAAATGAGTCATGCCAGTTACCGTTGGTTCGATGCCAGCATTAATAAATCTATCATAGGCCTGGGCAGTATTACGCTGACTTGTAGTCAATGCTACCATAGCTGAAACTTGTTTATCTACTCCTGCTTTTGAATTTGCTTGATTTAACGTAGCGGTTTTTAGAGCTTCGTCGATATTATCCGGTAACGCACCAGAAGCTCGTACTAAATCAGACATATTACCAACTATGTCATTCATATTTTGCCGACCCAACGCCCCGTAATTCTGCAGAGTATTAGGAATATCTCTTGTCATAGCATTAACTGAGTCAGTAAAATTATTCTTTCCCGAATCAATCGCTTGAGCCATCTCGGGAAAGGCAAACTGGAATTGAGCGAATTCCGGCGAAGTTACGGTACCCGATAATTTTGCCAATAAAGCATTTAAATGCTGCGGCGCTTTTATACCCATTTCCGTAACTAAACTAGAATAATAGTTTGCTGTAGCCTCTGCGTTTTTATCTCCGGCTTTGGCCTTCTGTGCTAATTCATACATAGTAACAGCAAAATTTGACTGTGCTAACGCTTTTTCTTGAATCGCTTGTTGCTCTTGAGCACTGGCACCGGTAAGTTTAGTCAATATATCTTGTTGTTCGATGTATGCCCGGGCACTAGACATCAACTGTTCATTAGTTTGCTTGGCAGTTGACCCAGAAAGTTGTTGTATTTTAATGTATCCAGCAAGGCCAGAATTAATATTATCAACATTCATGCCCATGCGTTTTAGCTGTTGACCTACATTACCCTCTTGAAGTCCTTTTGCTATTTGCGCGAATCTCTGTGCGCCTTGTGCTGCTGTACCTCCGAAATTTGCTAACTCAGCCGAGTTTGCTTTTAACACTCCTGACATATTACCAATCTCTTCCATGGTATAACCCATGTTTTGTAAATTAGTAAAGATATCTTGCATGCCATTAGCTAACCCACTGCGACTTAATTCTTGATATGAATTAAACAGCGCATCGGCTTGTTTGTTTACCGCTTCTACATATTTGGCAGCGCCTGTTACTGCTGCGCCTAGTATACGCCCAAATATACCAAACTGACTGGCAAAAGTATCTACGACTTTGGCGGCAGAGCCGATTGAATCATTGAAAACGCTGGCACCGCTTTTGCCTTGGAGTAGACTCGTGCCCAATCCTTTCATACTAGTGCCAAGTTTGTTTAGATTGGCATTCATATTCTTAGTATACGTGTCTAAGCTACCGGTGGCCTCATTTAATTCTCTCGACAATCGAGCAAATTGTGCTTCAGAGACTTTTAATTGTCCAGTGACCGAGTCAAAACTACTGGTATATTCGTCCAGTAGTTCTTGGATTTCCTGTGGGGTGTATTCTTTTGCCATAATTATACTTATCCAAGGAAAACATCATGAATCCAAACAACCCTTTAAGTCAATACTTTAGACAGCCAGCAATTTATATTAAATTGCCCAGTCAAGGCAATTACTATCCCCTGGGCACGTTAGAGATGCCCACAACCAAAGAACTGCCAGTTTTTCCCATGACCGCCATTGACGAAATCACCTATCGCACCCCTGACGCACTTTTTAACGGGCAAGCAGTGGTTAATGTGATTGAAAGTTGCGTTCCCAATATCAAAGATGCTTGGGCGATTCCTGCTATTGACTTGGATACTATTTTAGTAGCCATACGTATAGCCAGTTATGGTCATCAGATGGATTTTTCTACCGCTTGCCCAAAATGTAACAATGATGACGAATATGGTATTGATTTGCGTACAGTATTAGACAGTATACGTGCGCCTGATTATACACAGCCAATCAAACAAGGCGACATTGAAATCTACTTTAAACCGATGACATATAAAAATATGTCGGATAATAATCGAATGCAGTTTGACGAGCAGAGGCTGTTCCAAAATATCAATCTCACCGAGGGTAATGCCGATGTCAAACAAATTGCCGCGATCAGTGATGCGCTAAAGAAGATGACAGAGATGACAGTGATGGCGTTGTCGCAAAGCATCATGACTATTAAAACCCCCACTGCCATGGTCAATGAGCCAGAATTTATACAAGAATTTATGAAAAACTGTGATCGCAGCATCTTTAATCGTATACAACAATATGTCATCGAGCACAAACAGCAAGCCGAAATGCAGTCGTTAACCATTATGTGTAAACAATGCTCAACGGAATATCAGCAGCAGTTGACCTTGGATATGTCAAGTTTTTTCGAGCGCGCCTCTTAATCTTAAATTCTGAAGATATCGACGGCCTTGTTAGTCGCATGGACAAGGAAGTCGCGGATATAAGGGCAGAGGCGTTACGGATGGTCTGGTATATGCGCGGTGGCTTAACTTATGAAACAGCCATGCAGCTGGGTATTGCTGAGAGAAAAATCATCAGCGATATCATCAAAGAAAATATGGAAACGACAAAACGCTCTGGCTTGCCTTTCTTCTGAGTCCTCGATGATGTTTACGATTCCAACTACTTAGAGAGATTTGCTACGCAAATCCAAGACCTCATTTGCATTCGGTCTTTTACTTTCTTTTACGTACTAAGCGAAACACTTCATCTAGATTAATCATCCACAATTCACCGTAAGCACGGTGAATAAAAGTGAACTTCATCTGAGTTCAACATCCATCTATCTTAATGAGATTGTGTAAACATCACACACGGAGGCGGTTGACCGGTACCCCCTACTCAAGCTTCACATATCAACGGAACCCTAGTGACCCAAAAATAGATCTAAGTCCTATAAGCCGGGGTTGTATCTTTTTCACAGAGCCCACACCATTTGCTGTCTTAAGTTAACAGTTGCCTTTGACACCCAAGAATCCGGACCAAAAATGTTCCTCAATGGGGATCGAGCTGCCTCGATCAAACCGCGTCTGTTAGATGCCTTACAGTTGATTTAGATTTTGTTGATTATGTGACTTCCATGGACGCGCACTTGCACGTGGCCATTATAGAAATCATCTGATTCTAATACACGTCTTGAGAATTGTTCTCTAGCTTCTATATAGCTACATAGAGCCTTAGACCCACAGTAGTATAAGATTTCTCGAGTGAAGTTTTCGCTGCCTAGCTCTGCTACGTCTTTATTAAGTTCTATGTTAGATCCGTAATACTCGCGCCAATCGCTGTCTATTTTTGATTTAATTCGTTTACGTTTTTTGTTGCCGTTTTTTAATTTTACTATTTTGTATGATGTTTTGCTGAACTTGACTAATTTTTTTCCGATATATTTCTTACCAGTGAGATTATTAGTTATCAAATATACGAAACCCACTGTTCCTTCTGGGATTTCTTCTACTGGAGTGTTTTCAAATAGCCACTGTGTCATGTAATTAGTGTGTATGTTATATTACTTTAAATTTTCTAAACGGCATCAACGTCTGTGTTATATTCAGTGAAGCCGTTAGTTTTGATTACTTTAAGTATATTTTCAACACGGTTAGTTAATTCATCTTTGTGTGACACTAGCCATATTGACTTGTGCCGCTCCCGAGCCATTTGCTTTAATAAAGCTAGAGCATTTTCTGTGCCCTGTTGATCAAGCCCATTATCTAGTAGCTCGTCGATAAACAGTACATTGATGGATGTGTATAAACTTTCAAAAACATCTCTAAAGGCCCAACTCATGCTTAGTACGACACGTGTCATTTCTCCGCGACTTAGATTTCCAAAGTCAAGATCTCGTCCCAGTTCTTCGATGCTTACAGTTAAGTCATTTTGAAAAATCACAGTATGTGGTAATCCCATACGATCTAGATAGTGCGTGAGTCTAGAATTTAAGTAAGATAAATTTTGATCAATGATCTTTTTACGAATGAAACTGTCCTTGCTGGTCAAGAGTTTAAGCAAGAAATCTTGATGCTCTTGTAGTCTAGTCAATTCATTTAAGTAGTCATATTCGACCAGTTGAATAGCATGGTGCTGCATTTCTTCAATTTGCTCACCATATGGATCTACTTCAGCAAGTTTATTTTCAATTTGCTGTTGTAAGTTATCTAGTGTAGATCGATGATGGATAGCATCTTCCTCGCGAGGATAAAAAGTTTTGGGAGGCTCACCAATTTTTCCAATAGCATCGATGGCTATTTGTAACTCAGCCAACACAGCGGTATGTTCTTGATATTTGCCGATGGATTCCGATAAATCTAGTTGTTTGGCTGACAATACTTGTTCATGCTTATCATCGTGGAATTTTTGACCACAAGTATGACAAGTGTGAGATTTTAATGTCTCGATTTCTCGTTGTAATTTTGCGATTAATTTTTCTTCGCGTTGAAGGTCCAGCTTGCTTCTACTAATGGCTCCAGACAGGTCGTTGAAGTCTCTGCGACGTTGATCCCATACGGTGTGATCTCGATGAGCTTGTATTTCTTCTTCGATATTGATTTTTTGCAATGAAACCAGCGCCGCCGTGAGCTTTTGATAGTCTTCATTGTGCTTGTTTCCCCATAGAGTTTGTTTGCGTTTGAGATTTTCTATTTGCTCTTCGATACGCCGATTAGCTTCGATAACAGCACGTATTCTAAATTCTTCTTGCGAGATAGCATCTTTTGTCTGCTTATTTAACTCTTTGATACGATCAGCGCGCTCACTAAGCAAAGTAATGCCTAGTAATTGTTCGATGATCGTGCGTTGATCATTGGTTTTTAAGTTGAGGAATGGTTCAGTATAAGTGTTTAGTGCCATGATATGTTTGAACATATCATGACTCATGCCCAATACATCTTCTATGGCATCTTGTGTTTCTCTGCTGTCGCCTTGAGCATTGTCTGAACTTTCTTTTTCTTTGTTATCAACGTAAAATTTTAATACATTGGGTTTTCTACCACGTTCGATACGATAGTCAACATCCCCGACGGTAAAGTCGATAGATACTAGCATATTCTTTGCATTTGCTTTGTTAACAAGATTATCTTTGCGTATATTGCTGACAGCATTGCCATATAGTGCGTAACTTAAAGCATTGATCACAGTGGTATTGTGTGATAAGATGCCACTAGTGTAATATCGATGGTCTTTAGATTCTACCGTAATATCAAACATCGACTCTTCTCGATGTTGATCAATCGCAGATATCACAGTTTCGGGACCGTTAATAGTTTGAATTTTGCTGCCAGTTTTAAGTTCTTTGACAAAACACTGATTAAAGTCATTGTCAAATACAATATGATCATCGGCGCATTCTAATGTTAATCCAGATTGGGTTTTAATTTTCCAAACTTGATAAGGAATAGTTTTCATTATCTTAGAGATAGGATGCCACCCAGTATCAGTTTCAATTTCTAGATTAGATATATCTAGCTGATCAATAAATTTTCTGTTTAACATGTTAGAAATTGAATGCATTGTTCTAGGACTTCCTTTTCATTTTTCTTAAAATCACTTTCCCATATAACCAGCACCTCGTACCCTGCTGTTCTAGCATACTGAATTTTTTCATGATCACTGGCCCATTTATCAACAGCTTTGATTTTAGATCTTGGATTGATAAAATCAGAGGAATACATCTTTGGATTAGCATGCCAAAAATCGCCGTTATACTCAATGATTTTTTTGTTA